ACACAGATACGTTGACATACTCCTTTATTTTCGTCACATTCAATTAAACAATTAAAATAATCATTAATTTTATCCAGTTGCTCATTACATTCATCAACCGTTTCTTCAAAGTGTTTCCAACCCGCAAGTTGATTATATGAAATTAGATTGTGCATCATATCCTCCACGCACATAGAATAACATAATCAAAAAATTTCAGATCATTTTGATTACCTCTTTATTCTATCGTATATAGTGCGGATTTCAAAACATTTCTCGTTTTTAATGAAGTTATATGTTTTTTTAACTTAACTCAAAATCTCTTAACTTTTAATCACGCTGTCTCCAATCATCACTGCGGTCTTGCTTAAACCAATCATGAATATCATCAGCACCATTAAACCCCGTTTTGTAATTGGATGGGTCGGGGTCTCCTAATCCCATCCTATTCATAAAATCATCCATACTACCCTCCTCAATATCATGAGCAGCATGACGACGGGCTTTGTTTAACATTTCTCTGGCAGAAGTATTTGCTTTTGCAAGTTTTTCTGCCCATATCATATCTTCTAGTTTGACTTCCTGTTTATTTGCGATGCACTTACAAATAAACTCTAACCGAAGTCTGTATTGGGTGGAAAGCATATTATTCTTCCGAAAGATGGTGCTCTAGTTGATTGATTCTATTGAACTCCTGATAAGCAACTTCAGATCTTACATGAAGTATATGCCTAATATCATTCATGATAGAAGTAGGTTCTATGCCATCATCTAGATATTTACCTATCGATTCCTTGAGATAACGATATCTATGCCATTCAGGCGAATAAGGTATGTATCCCATAATTAAAAATGTCCATAGTACTAATGGTATTTAGATCATTCTACTGAATCCTTTCACTTTGTCAAATCGAATTACTTCCCCAAACTTATCTTCCAATCCCGTCTTATGAGAGATGACAAATATATTTGCGTCTTTGATGACAAAGCGAATAATTTTGAGAAACTCATCTGTTCCAAATCCATCCAAAGATGAGTCAAAAACTTCATCCATAATAAGAAGGTTTGTATTTACAGAATTCTTCAATCTGGCAACTTCCCGCCAAGTAAAAAGTAGCGCAAGATCAATACGCATCTTTTCACCTTCGCTGAATGAAGAATATGAAAAATCCTCATGAATAGGAGATTTTATAGTTTCATTGAACTCTTCATCAAGATAAAAGTTGATGTAAAAATCCATCAACTGCAAATATCGATTAACCTGTTGATTAATGAAGGGCAAATACTTTTTAATGATTTTAGTCTTGACTCCATCATCTTTAAGGAGGGAATAAGAGAACTCATAGTTTAGCATTTGCTCCTTCTTATTACTCAGGTCTTCAAACGTTTTTTGAAGACCTTCTTGAAACTCATCTAATTTCTCATGTTCAGTATTTCGGTTTTGTAACTGATTGGTAATAGTTTGAATTTCATGTTCAAGATCTCTGATTTGTCTCTGATTGAAACTAATCCGAGTATTGTTTTGAGAAATGCCATTATTGAGTTCAGTAATCTCCTTTGAAAGTGCAATGAATTGACGCTCTCTCTCCTTTTCAACTTTAATTGCTTCTTCAAGTTCTTTGTATCCTTGTTGAAGCTCCTTTGCTTTATTTTGAGCGTCTGTAATTCTATTTAATCGAAACTCTTCTTCTATATCCTGAGTGCATGTAGGGCATACCGAATTTTCGGTAAAAAACATGTGTTCTTTGGTAATTGTACCTACCTTTTGAGACAATTTACCTTTGAGATTGTTTAGTTTTACTAACTTATCACCCGCACCAATAACTTCTTCCTGTTCTTTTGTGAGACTATGAATAGTCTCTTCTGTTCCTGTATTCTCCTCAATATAAATGCCAACTTCTCCATCTAACTTGATAATCTTTTCTTTGTTGGCATTTATATTAGCATTTCCGCGATTCTCAAGTTCTTCAATAAAGTCTTTCTGCATCTTGACTTTATCTTTTAAGTTTTCTTTCCTCAAATCAAGTGACTTAATCTGCTCCTTAAGATTTCTCATCTTATCCTTGAGCAAATTATTCATTGCGGAGAATATGCGAATATCCAAGAGATCTTCAATAACCTCTCGACGATTTGTACTATTCAACTGCATGAAGGGAACAAAATTGCTACTACCCAAAATCACAATTTGAGTAAATGATTTGTAGTTTACTTTTAGAATGTTCTCTTCAAGAATGCGTTGATTAGCACGATCATCTGCCTCTTTATGAAGAGCAACTCCGTTGACTTCAATATCAAACACATTTGGTTTGATTCCACGACGAACTAAGTATTCCTTATTGTTTACAATAAACTCAATTTCTACAAGACAATCTCTTTCATTTGTTGTATTGATAAGTTGGTTTTTATTTATTTTTCTAAACGCCTTGTTGAACAGAACAAATGTAAGTGCATCCAACATAGTAGACTTGCCCGCACCATTTGTTCCAATGATTAGGTTTGTAGGACTCTTTTTAAAATCAATCTCTGTCCAGTGATTTCCAGTTGAGAGAAAATTTTTCCATTTAATCTTCTTGAAGGTTATCATTCTTAGGTGGTATCACAATATCATTTGGTGTAATCACCGCATACTTGTAATTATACAATATGCAAGTTTTTATGGCAAGTTCGTCATCGACTTCTACGACTTCCATTTCCTTATCTTCATCATCCTCAAGCATTAAAGCATAACGAGTGGCATCATCTTCTTCCTCAAAAAGAAACAGAACTTTTTCTCCCAAATTATTGTGGACGGCATATGCTCCGTCATCTTTTCTGTCTTTGAGGGTTAGAAGAAACATTACTCTACTTCACACGCTTGTCTATATAAGTCCTCGAATATACCTTTAATTGTTGTCTTATCATATTCGAATTCTGACTCATCAATATATCTATTCAAGATAGAAATTGTATTTTCTTCTTCACTAATTTCAAAATCTTCAGATTCCTGAATGGCAAAGTTTTCTACAATTTTGAGTTCTTGAACACCTGCAGAATGAATCTTATCAATAAACTTTTCAAAGTCTTTTGGTTTTGATTTTTTACGAACAATAACCTTTACAATTTTATCTTTAAATTCAGAGGCGTTGAAAAGTTTATAGTTTGTATCCTCATAGTAAATATTATAGAATAACTTATAAGGATTATCAATTGCAATATGCTCTAGAGTTTCTGTATCAAAAATATGAAATCCTCTTGGGTCATTTACATCAGTCCAATACATCTCATAAGGATTTCCTAGATAGAAGACCTTTCCGTCATCCGATCGAGTGTGGTAGTGACCGCTGTAGACTCTGATGAAGTTCTCAAATAACTTGCCGTCAGTACCATGCTCCATGATGATTTGTCGATTAACTCTAAATCCTTGGAGTTCAAGGTGCCCCATCGCACACTTGCAAGATGTCTTTTGAATAAGTTGATAGGTTTCATTTTCATTTTCCGAATTAATCCAAGGTAAAAATAGAATATCCAGTCCTCCAATGTTAACTTCCGTTGCTTTGCTGTATGTTTTAACATTTGAATAACTTTGAAGAAGAAGGTCTGGAGAATTTACATCATTGGTGTTTTTATAATAAGTATCATGATTACCAATAATCATATGAACATCATACTCTTTAAGTGGATCAAATACAACTCTTTTTGCCCACTCAAGACTTTGGTAGTCAATTGACTTACGACTATCAAAAGCATCTCCCATATGAATCACAGTTTCTACGCCATGTTCCTTTAGAGCAGGGAAGAAGACATTTTTGTAGAAAAGTTCAAAGTAATCATGAAGAAACTTTGAACCTTTTCTGGCGCCATAGTGAGTGTCTGTGATTAAACCGATACGCATAGTAAGTTTTAACTAGATTTCAAGTTTAGAATGGTGTGCTTTAAGTGTCAAATCTGGAGTGCTTTCTTCTCTTGGTCGTTTTTTATTGATAACGATGAATTTATCATTCGCAAAAGTTCCTGCGATGTTGATTTCAATTTCTTGATCGTCACTCCAGATGGGTGTGCCATCTTTCTTTCGCATGTCTAATGCTTTTTCTAGACGAGTAATAATATCTTCGGTAATTTTCATCGGTTTCTATATTGAATATTATCTTTAATAGTGTTGTAGTCAGAACTGTGTCCCGAAAGCAAGCTGTCATCAACCATCATAACTTCATCAAATCCAGTCTTCTCAATAATTTTGGTTTTAATGTCAAGTTGCTTTTTCTCTTTTTGGATTCTACGGAGAAAAGCATAATGAATGATCTGCGTAAAGTAAGCAAAAGGATTTTTGGATTTCTCAGGATCAAAATTATGAATATATTGAACGCAATTTTCGATTCCATCTGAAATCATATCCTCACGAAACATATAATTTACAAAGTTTGGTTTATATGATAAGTGAGTTGCGATCTTTAAAAAACAATCTCCAAGATAATTTGGAATGGGAGGTTTACCATCCCATCTTCGTGCTCTTTCTTCCTTTGGTTGTTCTCGTAAATCTTTACCGTATATCTCTTTATATTTCTTTTCGACTTTTGTACGGTAAACGATCATTGCCTCCAACAACTCTTTATTATTTACATAATGTTCTGATTTCTTTTTAGGCATGACATCGATTACTAATTCTATAAGATATCTTTATTTTAGCACATCAACAAAGACTTGACAAGGTGCCAGATTAGCAGTAGACTACCTTTGTTAGGGTTGAAGGATGAGCTTTAGCTTTCTTTAGTATCTTCTACTTCTAACTTAAATATATCTTCCAGTTTCTTACGGGCTTCTTTGACCGTAGAAATATATCCCATCTTTTCAGATGGCTTTACTTTTCCATATTGACTGAATTCATCAATGTCTTCATCAGAAGAATCCGTAATATATTGAGTGTAGATATTGATTAACTTCTTATCTGTAGTTTCAGTCATAGTAATAATTTTATCTTGTCTAACAATAAAGAAATCATCATCAGATAATTCAACCCAAGGTTTCACCTTTATAAAAGATCCATGTTTGTTTTCTGACATTTTAACTACTACTGGATTTTGGAGAACAAGAATAGGATCACCATCATTCTCATCCACCATTACTAATGACAATACTTCTTCTCCAGATATCATTTTTATGATTGCGTGAAATTCATCTCCCATATTAATTTTTAAGCGGTATGTTTACAATATCATAATTAAAATTTTCTTCGTTATAAATTTTAATTCTTTCGATTAGATGATTTAAAGTATAATTTTTCCTGGACTTGTAGGAAATGTCGTCAGCAATATCATAGAGTGTTGCTTTTGTTTTGTTATTTCCTTTTCTGAGAACTCTACCAATTGATTGGAGATTCCTAATCCTCGACTTGGAAGGAGAAGCAAAAATAACATTGTGTAAGTTTTTAATGTTAATGCCAGTAGAGAATGTTCCATAAGATGCAACAATAATCGCATCATTCTCTTTCTCTGTAATCTCTCTTACTTTTTCTCTGTCTTCTGTTGCCACTCCACCATGAACAAAAAAGACATGTCGATCATCAATCTTATTGCTATTTATCATTTCATATAAAGGTTGACCATGACCTTCTACTCTGGAGAATAGAATAAGAGTATTACCTTTAAGATCGAGAGCAAGATTTCGAATAAATTTATTTCTTCGTTCATGATTTATGATATACTGAACTTCTTCTTCAAAATTTTCAAATCTATGTGCTGGGTGCTTCAGTAGAAGCACATTAATGTCCAATTGAGCAACATGCCCTTTCTTCATCAACTCATCAGTTTTAATAATCTTATATGATGGTCCAAATAGACCTTCTAAGACCCACTTATGAGTTTGTGTTCCATCAAGCGTTCCGGTAAAACCAAAACGATACTTGCAATCTGCAAGCTTTGACATTATAGATATAAGAGATTTTGATTTAAACTGGTGTGCTTCATCTCCAACAACCACATTGAATCTTGAAAAATACTTGCGAGGGAGTTTGTAGATGGACTGCCAGGTGGTGATAATCACCTGAGAATCAGTCTCTCTTTCACGTCCCGCATAAATCTTGTGGCAAAATGAACCTACATCCCAACCATAGTCTGCAAAGTCTTTATACATTTGCTCTACAAGCGAAGTCGTTGGAACAACTATCAGAATATTTTGTTGCTTCTCAACGTAATATCTCACAAGAGAGTATATCATCAGAGACTTTCCAGAAGCAGTTGGGGATATCAGCAGTCTTCTATTATGTCTTAGAGCGTCGTAGACCCCTTCTATTTGGTAGTCTCTAGGGGAATACCTACAGATAGCATTTATATAGTCTTTAACGCCTTCCTTAGAGATCATATTGTTCGTCTCAAAAGGAAGTCCATAAAATTTATTGTCTACAAACTCATAAGTATAATCATGAGTTTCACAAAATCTTACGACTTTATCCAATAAACCAACATATATCTCACTAGTTTCGGTATTGAATAAACGAATTTTTCCATCCCAGTGTCGATTACGAAACTGAGGCATAAACTTTGCACCAGGAACCTCAAACGTGAACTGATCTGCAAGTTCGTAATAAACGTGAGGATCTGCCTTTATTGTTAAATATACTTCGTTCTTCTTTTGAATAATCAAATGAGACATATACTCATAATATTAATTATAAGTATTTATTGGGGTTAGTTTGGATAACCTTGCTGTTCTCCGGCAGCGTCCATTCTCTGTCTAGTGTCTGCTCTTTCTGCTTCCGTTCTTTCTCTTTTTCTTTTCTTTGGTTTAATCTGAACTTCTTGTGGTTGTTGGGGTTGAACTTCTTGTGGTTGTTGGGGTTGAACTTCTTGAGGTTGTTGTGCTTGTTGTGGTTGTTGTGCTTGTTGTGCTTGTTGAGGTTGTTGAGTTCTTGCAGATTTTTTAATTTGTTGCAAACGCTGCAAACTTCGCTGATGTTTTGATGATGCAGTATCATAATTACTTTGAGCTGTTGCCAAAGTATTCTGTGCTTGTTGTCTTATTTGATTGTTTGCTTGTGCAATAGGAGAAGTGGGATCCGTTGCAATATGAACCTCTACATTTTTTCTATGCTGCCTTAATATTGGTTCTCCAGTTTCTGGATTTATGGGAATAGATGCATTTTGCGCATTTACACTTGCTACTTCTAGATCTCTTTCAGTATCAAAGAATGCTTGTTGTGTTTGTTGCGCCTTTCGTGCAGCATATCTTGCCCGTCTTTCTGCTGCCTGCCTCTCTATCCTTTCTTGTTTTACTGCCTCTCTTTCTGCTGCTAACCTTTCATCTCTTTCCCTACCAACTCCTTTTGATCTCAATTCGGCAGTTCTTGCTTGTCTATTAAACGTATCCAAGGTCATTGGTCCTTGTTGTGGTTGTGCTTGATTATCTGGTTTATCTGCATCAGGTTTTGCTGGCCCAACTCTTCCTGCTAAAGCACCAGATCTTTGTATCCTTTGTGGTTCTTCTCCTCTACGTCTCATTTCAGATGCACGGTATCCATCCTCTGTTTTGCTACTTTTACCCTTTCCAGATCTAGGAGTAAGAGGTTGGTCCAGATCTGCCCTTTGAGATACTGGTTCAGATTTTGCTCTACTAACAACTTCACCCGTCTTAGGATCTACATAAGTTCCCCTAACAACTTCAGTTGCCTGCCCAGATGGGGAAGACTTAAGGAAATCTGAGAGAGATTTCATAGTTGGATACTTTGAAAGAATACCTTCAATTCGTTCTCTTTGTCCCTTTTTTAAATCACTTACATCAATTCTTTTTGTCAATAGTTTATAAGCTTTTTCATATTCTTTTCTTTTTGGATCATCTCTATCCATACCCATATAATCTATCTTAAGTTGTTTTGGATTATTTTTATATTTTTTACTATCGGCAATTTTTTTAATTGCTCCAAGTTCACCTACTTCCAAATCTGACTTATCAATTTTATCATTTGGACTTCCTTTACCCCTCAAAAGTCTCATTGCAGTTAATGCATCTTTAAATTCTTGACTTTCTGGATCTAACTGAGCAGAAACTTCTTTCCCGAATTTTTGTTCACCACCAGCAGCTTCTTTATCAACTAATCTATCAAATCCGGGATAATTTTTAACAAGAGCATCAACTGCAGATTGAGCAATTGATAATCTTTTCTCACTCTTTTCTTTATTTTCTGTTGGACTAATTTTTAAATTCTGTGCTCTAACATATTTTGATATATTAGATTCTAAGTCTGCCTCAAATTTTTTAATTTCTTCCTTTGAGGCACCATCTTTTTTCAGTTTTTGAATATATTTTTTAGCAGCAGCTTTGAATAATCCTCTAACTTCTTCTGGTTCGGCAGATAGAGTTTGTGATCCTTCTCCCTGCTTTAAACTAATTCCTTGTCCAAATTTTTTATCTTTTGTGTCTGCGATAGAAATATCTCTTTTTGATGTATCTGCTTCTTTTCCAACTACATCTTTCCACATTCTTGTAGTGGGTGGAGTTGCTCCACCTTCAACTTTAGCATAAGCAGTTGATCTATTAGCAGCAGATTTTCCTCTTCTTCCTTTTGTATATGCTACAACACTATCTGGTGCCAATTTCAATTCGTCATAGTATGTTGATTGACTTTGACTTGCATTAGTATCTTTTCCCTTTTCAAATCCCCGTTTTGCCTTTGCAAAACTTAATGGATGTTTAGGATCTTGTCTAGCAGCATCAATTTCTTTCTCCATTGCTTGTCTAGCATCATCATATTTTCCAGCATTAATAAGATCTCTTATTTCTCTGCCGTATTTTCTATGAGTAATAAAGTGATTCCATACTTTTCTGAATGCATGTTCATCACTATATTTTCCCTCAAATAAAAGGAAACCATATCTATAACATTCAAATATAAAATCTCCGAAAGACTTCATCTCTATCTTACTTCTATCATTATTAGGTATTTATTATTCACCACAATTAAACTTGAAATCTAAAACTGCTTTATACAGTTCAGTTTTAAGATAATGTAAGTGTTCTTGCTCAAATGGATGCCTGGAAGGATATCCCTCCCAGGTTTCTATTCTTTTACATACACAATGGTATAAAAGATGAATATCTTCTATACCAAAATCCATTATAAACTTGGATTCTTCATCCATTAGTTAAACCCTGCTTGAAATCTGTGCCACTCGATTGCATTTTTAATTTGAAAAGTTCTATTAGAGATAGTCTTAATAATCTCTTCAAGAAACTTTAACATGGTATCGTAATATTTAATTTTTAAATCTACTGCTGTTAATCTTTCATCAGCATCAAGATAGCGTTGAAGTACATCTTTTTCTCTTATCTTGTAGGGAAATGGATTTTCTTCATACACTTCAGCAGGTGCTTTACCTGCATAATAATTATATCTTTCTAACCTCACACGATTAAAAGACTCTCTTGCCTTTTCTCTTAAAAGAGTAATCGTATTGTATATGGTATAGTATTTAGAGTGAAGTTGAGGTATTTTAAGTGATTCATCATGTAAGTTATCTGGATCTATGAAAGAATCTCTCTCCCACATCTCCTGAATTTGTTCAAGATTCATAAGGGTGTTCTGTTGTCAGATGCTAGTATATTATATACAGTATACTTGAAAGTAACCTCTGCTGTAAAGTAATTAATATCAGTATCTGTTGCTGCAAAGTCTAAAGAAGTTAATGATGTTGGATATAGATCTTTAAATTTAATGATTGCAACAGTATTATAATTGCTATTCAAAATATGAAGACTTGCATCACTAAATGATTCATTTGGATCTTTTATCCCATCAGAATTAGTAATAAAATCGGCATAATCTTGCGTGGATTCTGGAAAACCCAAACCAGTAATCCAATTATGAATGGTCGAATAATTTACAAGATTTTCATCAACTAAAAATTTTAAAGATAAGTCGCCATACTGAACAATTCCTCCAGGAATATCAATATTTTTTAAGTATGATGCCTGATTTAAAGTCGTTAAGGTAATTTCAGGAATTCGGGCAGAATTGCAAAAAAATGATACTTTAGGATATTTGGCAAGATTAAACTTAAATCCTATTGGAGACAAAAAATTTCTATTACTTATCTGCTTATCAAAAGCGGTTGCCATGGCTTTTATTTGTATTTAGATAAAAAAAGAGGGTCCAAAGGACCCTCTGTAAGAAACTCTATGTAAAAGACATCACATGAGGTTAGAAACCTTAGTGCGTCTGTAGTATACGTTAGAGTTGGTGGAAATAATACCAGGATCGGAGAGAGAACCGCCCTTAGCGAATGGATTAGCGACCATGCCGTAGCGGGTCTTAAAGCCAATCTTAGGCTGGAAGGTGTTCTCGCCAACAGCACGAACCATCTGAAGAGGAACGTATGGGCAATAGAACAGACCTGCGTCATAAGGTGAAGAACCCTTATAACCAACGGTGTAATACTGAGTAGAAGCAACGTTGGCAGAATATGGGTCAATATAAACGCGGAACTTACCAGCAAGTACACCAGCGAAGGTGTTACCGGTGTCGTCTACCTGAAGGTTTGCATTGAGTGCAGGAGTGTAATCAAGTACACCTGCCATTGCAAGAGCGGAAGCAACATCAGCAGAACAGATGATGATGTTACCCTTTCCTCTACGAGTTTGCTGAGCGATAGCGTTGGCATCGCGCTCGATTTGGAAGATCAGACCCTTGAACTTCTCAACAGACCAACGACCATTGGAGTCAACATCAAGGTCGAAAGTACCAGCAGTAGCAACGTTTGCCTGAGCACCAGGAACAGCAGACTTATAGATGGTACGAACAACTTCGCGGTTGATTTCGGCAAGAATCTCAGTAGAGAGAATGTTTGCCAACTCGGCTTCGGCGTTCAGACCATGAATTGCCTTAAGGTCCTGAGCAAGCTCAAGTGAGTACTCAGCCTTCAGTGCGCGTGACTTGGCAGTAACGGTGACCTTCTCGATCGAGAATGCCATCTGGTTAAAGTTCTCGGACTCGCCAAGACCTTCAGCAGCATCGGTTCTCATGCCCTGACCAACGTTGTACTGATTAGCACCAGTTCCAGCGTTAGTAGATTGATCGGTTGGGCTAAGGATTGAAGGATTGCTTCCACCCTGAGCAGTAGTACCAAGACCGACAGCACCATCAACGAAACCAGCAGTCTCGTTGAATCCTGAGTCTTGACCGGAGAATGCCGAATCTACTTCGTTGTAGAAGTTCTCGCTACCAGCATTAGTCTTATAACGGGAGCGCATCGCAAAGATGAGTCCGGTAGGACCGTTCATTGGTTGGACACCGCAGATGTCGTATGCCATCAGGTTAGGCATCGAACGTCTGATCAGAGAGATCAGAACGGGATCGAAACCTTGCAGTGCGCCAGTGGTTTGACCACCAAGACCAGCATAAGTGCCAGAAGCAGTGCTGTTGGTTGGTGCTTCGTAAAGGAACTCACGTGCCTCACGAATTGAATTTTCTTGGTTTTCGAGCAGAATTGCAGTTACATTTCTACGATGGGAATCTTTGATAGGATCAAGACCTTCGTAGTCTAAGAGTGGGGACCACTTCTCTTGCAATTGCTCTGCATTGAACATTTGCATTTTTTTTTACCTCGTTAAAATTGTGTAAGTTTGACTATGATCTATAAATCACTTTTTGGAAACTCTATGAAGAGTATTGAGATATGCACCCATGGTGCTACTTACTGAATCCTCAATCGAGTAATCAGTTTCTTCTGATAAATTTTCACTAGAGTTTCTTTGAGCACTGGTATTTGTTGGAAAATATGATTCTCTCAAGGTTACCAGTTTCTCACGATAGCTCTGTTCACTATCAAACTCAACATTTTCAGCAAGAGAAGCGAGTTTGTCCTTCTGAGAAAGTGCAAGACCCTCAGCGACATCTGCAAAAATTACATCAGCAACTGACTCTGCTAATCTTTGATTTAGAGCAACATTTCTTTGAATTTGCTCGTTGAGTTTTCCTTCCATTTCATCAAGTTTATCTACCATGCTCTCGATTACATCATATTTTTCTTCAGGGATTGTTACATAATGATCTTCAAAAAGTTGCTTCATTCCTACCAGGAATGATTCTGTCATTTCAGTCTTAAGACCGTGCTCAACTGCGAGTTGATTGTCAGAAATCCATTCATCAGCAACATACTCAAGATAAGAATCAACACGCTCTACAAGACTTTCTTTAATAGTATTAATTTCTTCTACAAGTGCATCTTCGTATGCATCTTGAAGTTGTTCCTTAACTTCTGCAACTTTAGAACGAATTGCAGATTCGAAAATAATTTTTGCTTTTTCTTGGAACTCTTCAGAAAGCTCTTCTCCTTGAAGAAGTGCCTCAACATCTTCATCGATATTAAATTCTTCTTCTACTTCCTCTTCAACAACTTCCTCTTCGGTAGTTTCTTCTTCGGAAACATATTCCTCTTCGGTAGTTTCCTCTTCAGAAACAAATTCTCCCTCTTCTTCCTCAGCAGATTCTGCAGCTACAGCCTTAGCATTAACTACATCCTTAACCTGAGCAACAGTTTTTGCGGGATCTCTCAATTTAGCTGAATCATCATCAGATCTATAATTTTCTGGAGTAGGACCACCCAAATCTTCAACCTGAGCTTGACCAGGAGTAGAAACTCTGGAAGCATCAGATTTAATTTGTTCGGCAGGTGCTGCCCCTTTGGTTACTACGTTTTCCATTTCTTGTAAATTGCTACCAACGGACATTTTTCTTTAGATTTATTGTATTAATCTATATTTATTTATAAATTACAAATCTAAGAGGAATTGTTTGAATAATTCCAATTTATGCTCTTCAAGTTGTCTTTGACCTACGAGAGTATTAATTCTCTTCTGAGTTCTTTCTGCAAGTTGTTCGCGAAGAATACCGCCTTCCCAAACCCATTCTTTTCCTTCCATAATTCCATTAACAAAAGCATCTGGAGCAGAAGGATCTGCAACAATGTCGGCAGCAGTTGCCAATTGGAAATCTTCGCCGACAACTTTACAACCACTGCGATGATCTTCTCTCAAAGATCCAACACCACGAGAAGAAACTCCGAGCATTACACCTTCATCCAAAAGGGAAGATGCAATCTTACCCATAGGAGTATTAAGAATTTGTGCCTTACCTCTAAAATTAGTTCCCTCTCGAACGAGTGAAGTAATTTTGTGAGAAACACGATCCAGATTTACGGTGGGTCCATC